TTAACTTCTAAGTTAAACAAATAAGTATAGATTAGAGGGGCTTCGGCTCCTCTTTTTTATTTGGCAAATGTTTATAAATAGAATTACCCAGACGGACGAACTACCTTAACCTACGGAGATTATTATGACGAACAAATTGAAACAGCTTACATGGGCACATCACCAAGCAGCCGAACGTAGAAAATTTGCCAAGCAATTAATTAGCGGAGGAATAGATCCTTTCGTTTATTACAAGTTTTTAAATTGTCAGTATTTAGTATATAAACTATTAGAAGACATTGTAATCATTCCACCAAATCTCACTGCAATCTATAGAGCTCCACGTATCCTACAAGATATTGAAGAACTTGGCGAAATCTATGGATTTGACGATATTGACCATTATCCAGAATCAGTTAGTAGATGTATGACTCACATGCAAGGATTAGCTGACGCAGATGATAACGACAGTCTATTAGCACATATGTATGTAAGACACTTTGGTGAACTGCATGGTGGACAAATCATTAAAGCTAAGACACCCGGAAAAGGGATTATGTATGAGTTTGAAGGCGATACAAAAGTACTTATCGAAGAATTTAGAAAACTATTACATGATGGCATGGAAGTAGAAGCAAAGGCTTGCTTTAGTTTCGCTTCAGAATTATTTGACGAGTTATCTAAATAACAGTTGACATTCTCAGCTATTTGTTATAAAATACTATTATAAACCAAAACATATAAGGAGATTAACATGCAAGATGATGCACTAGACACGATTGACCTTAAACCAAAGCCAAAGGCTGAACGTATTGCTCGAGATGTATCGGCACGGAAACGCCGAAGTATTATGAAAGCTATTAGAGAAACGCGTCTGTTGAATGAATTTGCAAGACTCCGAAGAGAACGTAAGAAAAACCGATGACTCCATTATGGGATAGATTAAACGATTATGCTGCTCACATACGCGGCAAATTCCAAGATAACTTTACTGAGTACGACGAACCTGCTATGGCTGATCTTCATTTCAAAGATTGGGATGATAGGTTTTGGCATTCGGATCAAGTAGATAAAGCACACTTAAAGACTATCGTACCAGCAGATGGTAAAGGTCTTTGGTTAATGCATGTTAACGTCTTCCCTGCGGCTGGTTTAGAATTGCCAATCTTAGGGTTTGATATTGTTGCTGGTCCAAAAAAGATTACGGGTTCTTTTATGGATTTCTCTCCGCTGCATGGTGTTGAGCATCCATATAGTACTTACATGGCTAATAAAGTTAAAGACTTGGAATGGAATAAGCCAAGAGAACTACCAGATTGGGCAAAAGAAATATTTTCAGAATCAATGATTGCGGTTGGCAATATTAATACTGATAAAGAACTTGACCAATTTATTGCTGTAACATCTGATCTCGTTGATTATTATTTAGATAACATAGATGATATGGCATATGAGTCAAAACGAGATACATCACCTCTACTAAACAAATATTGTTTTAACCAAAAGAAAAATCCGCACCTTCACAGGTCTATACTCGCTATGGGTATTACTGAAGAAGACAAAGATGATTATGTAAATAATGTACTTTTTGCGGAGATTAACGGTTGACACTCTATGGTTGTTGTGATATAGTAGTTATAAATCAAGGTTATGAGTATATAGAAATTGGCGGTTATCATTTTAAAGTAACTGTTACATATTGCTCTAACTGTGGCTCAATGAAATCAACTTCAAATATTAAGGAAAGTAAAATGGCAGGCGACACTATTATAATGGAAAAGGCAGGCAAGACACTTAAAGCTGAATATTTTAATACAGCAAATGGCAGTGGCTGCAGGTTCTTTATTAATGAAGAATTTATTCAAGAAGAAGTATATGAAGGTAAGTCAATTCATTGGGCAGAAAGTGCCGCTGAAAACTGGCTATCTGGAGTGAAATCATTGAATGGCTAACATGGACAGAACAATTGCGATCGTAGATCCAAAAGAAAAGGTTATTAACCCTCGTACACCTGAAAAGGTACACCACGAGATTTCAAGCATGTTGTCAAACGGAGTTAATTATATTGATGCGTTAGTTGAATACGCGCGTCAAAATGGATTGGAAATAGAGGCAGTAGCCGATATAGTCAAAAAGTCTTCTATCCTAAAAGAGAAAGTTAGGACTGAAGCAGTGAAAATGAAAATGGTGATTAAAGATGATCAAGACATCACAGAGCTTTGCGAATGAGGAATCGTTTAACTGTTATGTAAAGTACCTTGCTATGAAAAAGCATTTTACTACTGACGGTTACGATTATCATAAGTACAGAGGAAAAATTAGAGCGTCGTTCGATACATACCGTACCCGTAACGACGTTTTCTTTTTCCATAAACTTGCTCAAAAAGAAGACCCTGAAAAATTGTTAATGTCTAACATGATAGTTAAACCAAACGTATGGATTAGGGAAATCCTTGAGCAACAAGGAGAAGATCGTTATGTGGAATGGACCAAGAAACGGGATTCATTATCACGCGTCGTTAAAGACGATCTTAATAAACTTAGAGACGAATACCAAGATAACTTTGTGTCTGTCAAAGGACAGCATCCAGCTATTATGACTCTCTATATTCAACGGCAAATAACACTTGAGACATTTACTATTTTAACTCATTGCGCAAATATTTTTTCGTATTGGGACCAAAAAGTAGTTGACAAAATCGTAGCAAGTGATATAATAAGGTTATCTAAGAAATACTATCCTTTCTTGGAAATCGAACAGAAAAAGTTTAAAAATATCATACGTGAACACTTTTTCTAATATAAATAGATGGTCGGCTTAACGACAAACACATCGCAATATAAACAAACGCTATACACAGCAAAATTAGGAGATATAACCATGTCAATGGATTTCAACGCACTTAAGAAGAATCGTTCAGCTTCTCTAAATAAATTGAACTCACAGCTCGAGAAAATTCAAACGAAGAGCTATTCAGATCCCAACGAAGGTAAAATGTGGAAACCAACGCGCGATAAAGCGGGTAACGGTTTTGCTATTATTCGATTCTTGCCAGCAGCGCAAGGCGAAGAGATGCCATTCGTTCGCATCTGGGACCACGGTTTTCAAGGACCAACAGGATTATGGTATATTGAAAACTCACTTACAACAGTCAACCAAGACGATCCGGTATCAGAATACAACTCAAAGTTGTGGAACTCTGGTCTCGAGTCTGATAAAGAATTGGCTCGTAAACAAAAGCGTCGATTAAAGTACGTGGCTAATATCCTTGTCGTAAAAGACGGTGCAAACCCTGAAAATGATGGCAAAGTCTTTATGTACCAGTTTGGTAAAAAGATCTTTGACAAGCTAAACGATTTGATGAACCCAACGTTTGAAGACGAACGTCCGGTAAATCCGTTTGACTTCTGGGAAGGCGCAAACTTCCGTTTGAAAATTCGTAAGTTTGAAGGATATCCTAACTATGACAAATCTGAGTTTGACCAACCATCGCCTATTGCCGATGATGACTCAGTAATCGAAGGTCTATGGAATCAACAGCACAAGCTGCAAGAATTGGTTGATCCAAAGAACTTCAAATCGTATGCCGAATTGAAAACAAAACTATACCGTGTACTTGCACTTGGTGAAGAAGCCAATATTCCAGCAACAGCTGAGCAAGATGATGATTTAGATTTGAGCAGCTTCGGTAATACTAGCAAGTCAGCTCCAGAACCTACCCTAAAAGAAGCAATGCCAGAGACTAGCGCATCGCAAGGAATGTCAATGGACGATGATGATGACGATCTATCTATTTTTAAGGAACTAGCAAATGGCTAATAAAGTCTACGAAGAAGTTCTAGACTTTGACTTTGGTTTCAGCTTTATTGATGAAGAGCTTCAAGAAAAAGAAGCTGAAGCCAAGGACGCCATTCAAAAGGTCAGCAGCGAGAAGCAAACACTTGAGGATCAACTCACTGATGCTAAACTCGCGGCTGACGACCTTGAATATAGATTAGAACTGTTATTTAAATCCGTCACACCATTCTTAGATAATCTATGTAAGAATTCTGAAAAATCAACAATTTATTGGCCTGATCGCGTAAATAAGATTGAGGCCTATAAGAGTAAACTGAAATCAATAGTAGAAGGTAGTTAATATGAGTCTCTTAGACAAACTTGTAAAAAACAGCACAATTAAAATGACAGCGCCATTAATGGAATCAAAAGTATATGGTAAAAAAGATATGGCGCCAACAGAAGTTCCAATGGTAAACGTTGCGTTATCAGGAAGAATTGATGGTGGTTTAACACCCGGACTATTGGTATTAGCTGGACCATCAAAACACTTTAAGTCAGCATTCGCATTGTTGATGGCAGGTGCTTTTATGAAACGAAACAAAGATGCTGTTTTGTTATTTTATGATGCAGAGTTTGGTACGCCACAAGCGTACTTTGAAAGCTTTGGTATTGATATGGATAGAGTTGTCCATACACCAATTACTAATGTTGAAGAACTCAAATTTGATATTGCCCAACAGCTCGACCAAGTCGATAAGAAGGACAATGTAGTTATTGTTATTGACTCAGTTGGTAACTTGGCTTCAAAGAAAGAGGTTGGAGATGCACTTGATGGTAAATCAGTTGCGGATATGTCAAGAGCGAAAGCGCTCAAATCATTATTCCGTATTGTAACACCGCATCTTAATCTTAAAGATATTCCATTGATTGCAGTTAACCATACTTACCAAGAGATTGGTTTGTTTCCAAAAGCTATCGTATCTGGTGGTACAGGGATTTATTATTCCGCTGATGCCATTTGGATTATTGGTCGTCAACAGGATAAGGTTGGTACTGAAATTAAAGGTTATCACTTTGTTATTAATATTGAGAAATCTCGACATGTTAAAGAGAAATCAAAAATTCCAATCTCAGTATCTTGGGATGGCGGTATCGTCAAATGGTCTGGTTTAATGGAAGTTGCCGAAAAAGGTGGTTACCTCAACAAACCAAAAGTTGGTTGGTATGAAGCTATCAATCCAGAAACAGGCGAAGTTATTTCTGAAAAGCTAATGAGAGCAAAAGAAGTAAACGACAATAAAGAGTTTTGGTTAATGATGTTTGAGAAAACAAACCTTGGTCAATACATTAAAGACGCCTTTACTATTGGCGCA